AGGCCCTCCCCGGCGGCATGGGCACGGTGGCCTACCTCAAGGATATCCCACCGGCCATCATGCAGATGCTGAACCGCTACAAGCGGGTGGTGCCCTTGTAGGGCGGGAAAGCGTAGGGCGGGAAAGTGTAGGGCGGGAAAGCGAAGCGCATCCCGCCTTTAGAAGTGATCAGTGATCAGTGGTCAGTGATCAGTAAAGGCAGAAATAGTTCCCAGTTATCAGTTGCCAGTTGCCAGTAAAAGCAAGGGCAAAAGATAAAACCTCTGGGAACTGGGAACTGGGAACTAACCATGATTCAAGCCTGGATCATCGGCCCGGAGGAAGTGATTGCCCGGCTGGAGCGCGTGCCGGAGCAGGTGCGGGGCGCCCTGCGCCGGGCCATCTCCATCCAGGCCTTCGACCTCATGGCCTACGTCAAGGCCAGCAAGCTCTCCGGCCAGGTGCTGCGCACCCGCAGCGACCACCTCCGGGGCGGCATCAACGTGAAGCTAAGCGGCGACGGCCTCTCCGCCAGGGTGGGCCCCAACGTCAAATACGCCCGGGTGCATGAATACGGGGGCGCCTTCACCATCCGGGAGCATATGCGCATGATGACCCAGGCCTTCGGGCGCCCGGTGAAGGAGCCCCGGAAGATCAGCGTCCGGGAGCACGTAGCCCGCTACCCGGAGCGCTCCTTTCTGCGCTCCAGCCTGCGGGAGAACGAGGGCCGGATCCGGGCGGCCATCGAGGCCGCGGTGACCGAAGGAGTTAAAGGATAGTGATCAGTGATCAGTAAACAGTAATCAGTAAAGGCGCCGTCACTGATCACTGATCACTGATTACTGATTACCGGGGGCTTAAAGCGTGACCAGCCGCGAGACCATCTATGCCGCCCTGTTCAGCCTGGTAAGCGCGGTCCCGGGCCTTACTTCGGCCTCGCGCCGGGTGCGCCACTGGAACGAGGTGCCCGCCGCGGAGCAGCCGGCCCTGATCATGGAGCAGGTGGGCGAGACCGCCCAGTACCAGAGCTGGACCATGCCGCCCCGCTGGGTGCTCCACGTGGACCTGGCCCTCTACGTCAACGTGGGCGGCGACCAGCAGGCCTCGCCCCAGGCCCTGCTCAACCCCTTCATCGACGCGGTGGCCGCGGCTCTGGCGCCGCCCCCGGGCCAGGAGATGCAGACCCTGGGCGGCCTGGTGAACGCCTGCCGCCTGGCCGGCAAGATCGAGATCGTGGGGGGCGGCGACTGGGGCCCCCAGGCGGTGGCCCTGATCCCGGTGGAGATTTTGGTTTTTTAATGTAGGGGCGGCAGCTAGAAAAAAGCCGCCCCGGGCGGGATAGAACCCGCCCCTACAAAGGAGGCTGACATGGCTGTTAAGGTCTTTTGGTTTGGCACCGGCAATATGTATTTCATCCCGCCCGCGGTCTCGCCCGCGGTGCCCACCCCGGTGAAATGCGGCGTCTTGCAGGAGGGCAGCGTGGAGTTCGCCTTCACCTCCAAGCAGGTCTTCGGGCAGAACCAGTTCGCCGAGGCCAATTTCCGGGCCCAGGGCAAGATCACCGGCAAGAGCAAGATGGCCTCGCTGAACATGGCCGTCATCGCCGGCTTTTTCGGGAGCTATACCCCGGCCACCGGCCAGATCCTGCCGGCGATAAACGAGGCGCATAGCGTCCCGGCCGTCTCCACCTACATAGTGACCATCACGCCGCCTGCCAGCGGCATCTTCAACAAAAACCTGGGGGTGGTCTACGCCGCCACCGGCATCCCGCTCACCCGGGTGGCCGCCGGCAGCGAGGCGCTGGGGGCCTACAGCGTCAACGAGACCACCGGGGTCTATACCTTCGCGGCCGCGGATGAAGGGGCAGCCGTCCTCATCGACTACCTCTACACCGTCTCCACGGTGGGGCAGACCCTGACCGTCACCAACCAGCTGGCGGGGCTGGCGCCCACCTTCATGTGCGTGCTGGACAACATCACCGGGACCGCCGGGGCGGTGCTGATCCTCAACAACTGCATGAGCGAGAAGCTGACCCTGGCCACCAAGGTGGGCGACGTGGCCATCCCGGAGTTCGACTTCATCGCCGCCGCGGACCAGGCCGAGAATATCGGCATCCTGTCGCTGCCGTATTAAGGGCAGTGATCAGTGGTCAGTGGCCAGGCAAAAGGATAGTGATCAGTGATCAGTGGCCAGTGATCAGTAAAGGCAAACTGGTTACTGATTACTGATAACTGATCACTTTAGGAGTTAACGATGGAGCCAAAACTGGACGGCGTCCCCTTGAGGCTCGGGGGGGCGGACTATGTGCTTCCCCCCCTCAACCTGGCGGCCCTGGAGAAATACTGGCCGGTGATCCAGGGCTGGGGTAAGGAAGGGCCGGTGGACCTGGTGCAGCGCCTGGGCGAGGCCGCGGAGCTGCTGCACGCCGCCCTGGTCCGCAACTACCCGGAGCTGACCCTGGCCGAGGTCAAGGAAGGGCTGGACCTGGCCAACTTCCCCGGCGCGGTGGGCCAACTCCTGGAGGTCTCGGGTCTGGCGAGGCAAGCCCCGGGGGAACCGGAGGCGGGGAGCGTCCCGACTGGGCCTACATCTACGGCCGAGTAATCAGCCTCACCGGCTGGACCTGGGACCACGTCGGGCAGGAAATGACGCTGCCCCGCCTCTACGTGCTGCAGCGCTACTGGCGCATCCACCCCCCGGTGGGCGACCTGGTGGCCGCCTACCTGGGCTATGAGGCGCCCGCGGACGTAGGGGCGGTTGTAGGGGCGGCTGTAGGGGCGGCTTCTAGCCGCCCGGAGGCGGCGGCCAGCGGCCGCTACGGCACCCTGGAGGAGCTGAAGGACCTTTGGGCCTCCTTCGGCGGCAAAGTAACATAAGTAACATAAGTAACATGGGAAAAGTAAATAGTAATCAGTGATCAGTGGCCAGTGATCAGTAAAGGCAAAAGCAAAGGAATGGCGGACCGCAAATCACTGATTACTGATTACTGATCACTGATCACTGGGGTTTAACAATGGCCGATGATAGCCGCATCGACGTTCAGATAAAGGCCACCGCCGACGAGCTCCAGGCCGGCTTCGACCAGGCCAAGAGCACGGTGAGCGACGCCACCGGCCAGATGAAGGCCGACCTGGACAAGCTCGGCCAGGGATCCTCCGGCGCCACCTCCCAGATAGCCGACAGCTTCAAGGAGATGCACGGCCAGATCACCTCCCAGATTTCCCAAATTACCGCCGCCATTTCCGGCCTGGGAGAAGCTTTTATAGGGATCGGCGCCCTGCTGGGCGGCGGCGCACTTTTTAAGGGCGTGGTCGATTCCTATGTGGAAATGAACCTGGAAGCCAAGAAGCTCTCCATGCAGATGGGGATCAGCGTTGGCGAGGCCGGTGCCTTAATTGAGGCCTACAAGCGCGTCGGCGTCAGCAGCGACACGGTCTCCCAGGCACTGAGGATGCTGGAGCGCAACATCAAGACCAACGGCGACGCCGTGGTGGACATGGGGCGCCAGGTGGGTGTCAGCATCGACCTGAACTCCAGCCTGGAAAAGATCTATTTCGGGGTCACGGAGGCCCTGGGGAAATACGAGGTCGGCCACCAGCGCAACCAGGCGGCCCTGGCGGCCTTCGGCGCCCGGGTGCAGAATATCAACGACCTCCTCCGGGTTCACCAGGCCGACGTGGCGGAATCCAGCCGGCGCCTGCAGGCGCTGGGCATCGAGCTGGGCGACGAAAGCGTGGCCCAGGCCCGCAAATTTCAAACCGGCATGGCTGATGTCAACCTGGTCTTCGATGCCGTTAAATATAAGATTGGGGTAGAATTAATTCCTACGCTGATAGAATTTGGGAAAACTTTTGCCAATCTGGGGCCCACCATTGCGGGAGCTGCCAATGCTATCATTAAAGGAATCGAATTCATAGTTAACAGCCCTGCCTTTCAGGAGCTCTTAGTGGGTTTCCATGCTATTGGCGCAGTAGGGGGATGGCTGGGGGGAATGGGCGGCAAAGGCGGCGGGGCCGGGATGCCGTCCGCTATGGGTGGCGCTTATGGCATGCACGGCGGCGAATGGGAGGGGGGCGCGCCTTATACCCCCCTGGATAAGAGCAAAGGCGGCGGCGGAGCGCCCGGCCTGCTGGAGCAGTGGAAGGAGGAGCTGGAGCAGCTCAAGACCGAGCAGAACGCCTTCCTGGATTTCTCCAAGGAAAAAGAAAAGGAGTTCTGGGAGGCGAAGCTAACCCAGTGCGCCGAAGGCTCCAAGGAATATCTGGCGGTGAGCCGGGAGATTTACACCATTGACAAGGCCCTGGCCCAGGACGCGGCCAAGGAGAAAATCGCCGCACTGAACCGGCAGATGACCTCGGAGAAGACCGATTGGGACGCCCGCAAGGCCCTGATGGCCCAGGAGGTCGCTTTCGTCAAGACCACCTATGGCGAGCAGAGCTCCGAATACCGGGCCGTGCTCCAAAGACAGGCGCAGTTCGATCAGGAATACGATAAGCAGCAGCGCACCCTGGCGCAGTCCCGCCTGGACAACGAGCTGAAACTGGGGCAGATGCGGATCGCCGCGGCCCAGGAGGAGGTGAAGTTCAAGGAGAACATGGGGCAGATCAGCGCCTCCACCGCGGCGGCGCAGGAGACCGCCCTCACCCAGCAATCCTTGACCCTGGAGCAGCGCCACATCGAGCAATCCAAGGCCAACTGGACCGGCTATTACCAGGAGATGCAAAAGCTGGACCAGCAGGAAGCCGAATTCAAGGAAAAGAAGCTCCTGGAGGTGCAGAAGGCCAACGAGCAAGCGGCCCAAAAGGAGCTGCAGGATATCAAGAGCGCCCTGGCCCCCGTAGATTCCGCCATCAACGGCATGGTCACCGGCTTCCTCCAGGGCACCCTGACCATGCAGAAGGCTTTCCAGAATTTGTGCACCGCCCTGGTCACCACCTTCATGCAGGCGATAGAGAAAATGGTCATGGAATGGCTGG